TGTATTACGTTTAGTTATGAACCCATTTACTCCTGCCTACCTACCCTACTACGCTACTCCCTATGAAATGAATCCATACAGTATATTTGGTGTAGGTATTGCAGAGAATATGGATGATACACAAACACTGATGAATGGATTTATGCGTATGTCTGTAGATAATGCTGCACTGTCAGGTAACTTATTGATAGAAGTAGATGAAACTAACCTTGTTCCCGGACAAGACCTGAGTGTGTATCCCGGAAAAGTCTTTCGTAGACAGGGAGGTGCTCCCGGACAAGGGATTTTTGGAACTAAGTTTCCGAATGTGTCTAATGAAAATATGCAGATGTTTGATAAGGCTAGACAGTTATCAGATGAAAGCACAGGCTTTCCTTCCTTTGCACATGGACAGACAGGTATACAGGGTGTAGGTAGAACAGCCTCTGGCATCTCTATGCTTATGAATGCGGCTAACGGTTCTATACGTAGTGTTATTAAAAATGTAGATGACTATTTACTAGGACCACTAGGTAAGGCTTTCTTTAGTTTTAACATGCAGTTTGACTTTGACCCTGAGATAAAGGGAGACCTTGAAGTTAAGGCACAGGGTACAGAAAGTTTAATGGCAAATGAAGTACGCAGTCAAAGACTTATGCAATTCATGCAGACAGTCTCTCAACCTGCACTTGCTCCCTTTGCACGTATGGACTATATAGTAAGAGAGATTGCTAAGAGTATGGACTTAGACCCTGATAAGGTAGCTAACTCTATGAGTCAGGCTGCAGTACAGGCTGAGATACTTAAGAAGTTTCAGGAACAAAATCCACCACCACCTCCACCACCCCAACAGGCAGGAGCACCACAACAACAGGGTCAGCCACCAGTAGGCAGTGATGTACAGAATACACAGGGAACTGGTGGTGGTAATATAGGCACAGGTTCAGTGCCAACTCCACAGGAACCCGGATTTACTGGTGGGGGAACTATGCAATGAATTTAAAAAAGTTAGTTAATGATAAACCTCTGTGGGATAGTTTTTTAGAATACATAGATAAAAGTATAACAGAACAACATAAAGCTATGGAACAGGCTACTGATATACAGGTTGTATTTAGAACTCAGGGTGCAATAACAGCACTACGCAGACTTAAATATCTTAGGGATGAAATGAATGGTACTGACTAGTAGTTTACTTAGAGAAACTAAAGAAGTATTTGAAGGTATAACAAGTGATGAAGCTAAGAAGGCTGCAGCAAGAACAGCCAGTATTAGGGGTATTGCTAGAGATGAACAAGATAGGTTTGCAGAACTAGATAATTTACCTTCTCCCTCTAATCCTAATGAGTCTGCAGCTTTTGAAAAGTATTTAGTAAATCTTGGGTATAAGGGGGAACAACTTTCTGACCTTAATGAAAGAAACAGGGATGATGCTAAGTCACAACTTGATGCTTTTCTTCTTTCAGCCAGTGATGACTTACAGGAGTTATCTGAAGAACGAAAAGATATAGAAGCAGATAAATGGTTTAAGAGTGGAGAAGAAGCAAATAGAATTAGAGTATCTGCCTTTGAAATGTTTAAAAGAAATGGTATGGATTCGAGTAATGCACAGACACTTGCCTATACTGTAGATTGGCTACCATTTTTAGGAGATGCATCTGGCTTTGAGGATGCACTGGTTAGCTATAAGAATGGACACATGAAGTGGGCTGCATTTGAGGCTACACTTGCTACTGCAGGACTAGCACCCTTTGTTGGAGATGTAATTCAAAAAGGTTTAAGAGAAATAGCAGGAAAATATAATCCTAACTTTCAACCTGTTGCTATAACATCTGAAGGTATTGCTATGCCTGTAGAAGAAGAAAATTTGATTAACAATGTAACAGAAATGTTTGCAGGTGAAAAATCTACTTTAGCTAAATCACGTAAAGGTACGTTTGTTCTTGAAAACGAATACTCAGGTAAACTTGATTTAGAAGAATTAGAAATAAAAATGGCAGTTGAAGCAGGAGAAATAAAAACAGCAGAAGGTTTAGATAGTTCTAAAAATATGTGGGAAGACTTTAAGATTCAGCTAAAAGAAGAAGATGGTATTGACCTTAATACTTTTAGGGGTGCAGGTAGTGGTAGTTCAGGAAATATTATAGCTGATATTAAATCTATGGATGATTTAACAAAAGCAAAAGTTAAAGAAAAACTTAACGAAATGTGGGTTAAGACAGGTTGGACAGTAGGAAGTAAGAATAAATTTTTTACTGAAATAGATGATAGTATTATTATAAAAAATTCAGATGAATATTTTGATTTTAAAAAGTTTTCATATCAGGCAAAATTTCCAGATGAAACAAGCCCTCTTATAAAATTAGGAGAAGTTTTAGACCACCCAAAATTATATGAAGCATACCCTCAACTTAAAAATATAGGTATTCGTTTTGATAATGTTTTAGAAGGTTCAGAAACAGCAGATTATGGTGGTTATTATGATGGTTCACAAACTTATAGACAACAATCTACACTTGACCCTAAAACAGGTGAGTTTGATGTAGTAGATTTTAATAGTGCAGCTATTGTTATGAGTAGAAAACACAATGACCCTGAAGATTTATTAAATAAAAATTTAACAGATGAAGAATCAGGAAGAAGAGCTTTTGTTTCTACGTTACTCCATGAAATACAACATGCTATTCAACACATAGAGTTTGGTAATGCAAGTGCTACATGGAAATGGCAAAAAGATAATTCTCAAAGATTGCTTGAAAATATTGATGCAAGAGTTAAATATATAGATGAAATGCTCCTTGACCCACTATCACCCAAAAGAAAAGAAGTCCTTCTTGCACAAAAATTAGACCTGCAATTTAAAAGTGATAAAATAAAATCTATGGATTTACATAATAACCCCAACTTTGGAGTTGATAGTTACTATAAAACTCAAACAGAAGTAGAGGCACGTAATGTTCAGGAAAGAGCCTTTTATGATATGAATGAAAGGTATAGTAAGTCTCCTTACGATACACTAACTACCTATGCAAAGGGTATAAATGGAGAGGAAATTATTAGAAGAGCAGCCACAGATAGTTACGGTGTACTTGATAAACAAAAATACAGAGACTTAATGGATAAGTTTAGAGAAGTAAGTAGTGTTGATGGTCATAATGGTGACATAGCCTACAAATTTTTGTATAAAAAGAGACCTTATGCAGAGTATCAAGTTAATTCTCCTGCATATACTCAAACAAGAATACATGGGCAAAGTATTACAGGTCTTACTAAACTATATGCTGTGCCTCTGTCTCCAAGCATGGCTTCTAACACACCAAAACTTGATTACGATACTACTTATAAAGCTTTAGAATCTGGACATAACTTTATATCAGACCTTCTAAGACAGGAAACAGCAAAGCTAACAACTATTCCTGTAGGACTAAAAAGGGGATTAAGAGGAGGGGGAACTGATGTAGCTGCTAATATAGAAAGAATAAAAACAGAAGATTCTTTTTATAATAAAGTGTTAAATTTGCTTGATAGGAAAGCAGCAACAAGACAATTTCCTATGGAGATAGAGGAAGCTGTTGACTATGATATAACTGGATTAAAGGGGGGATACTACGCTGATAAAACAGATGTTGAATTTCCTGAAGTAACAGAAAGAACAGTAGGTAAACAATCAAACTTTGAGGTTTTACCTTCTGCTTCTGCAGTAAAAAATGTACCTACCGTAGAAGCAGCAGGACTTACAGATGAAGCTATTGATGCTTGGCGTAGTAAGAATGAGACACCTAAAGAATTTAGAGATTCTCTAAAAGGTAGAAATCCTAAATTAGAAGCTCAAGCAAAACGTCTAGGCATAGCACAAAAGTTTGAACAGGGTGTTGGGGGTAGAGTTGCTTCTGGTATTTCTAATGTTGTAAGAGATACATATAGAAAACTAGCTGACGAATTAAGACCAATACGTAAAGTAAATAAAGTTCCTAAACCTGCTACCAATAAAGAAATTGTTAGTGCTCTTAACAGCAGACAAAGAACAAACCCTATTATAGGTTTAAATGATGTTATATCAGAAAAAGATATTGTTGAGGTAAGGTTAAATATACCTGCTTATACTGATTATAATGTTTGGATTCCAACAATACGACACAATAAAAAAGAAAAGTATAAAGCCGCTGTAAGAATACAGAATGTACAATTTATACAACCTGATTCAAGTGGTTCAAAAAAAGCACTTACTGTTGCTCAGGGTGGTGAAAAAAATCCATTTGCAGTTATGACAGGAGAATATGTAGAGGGTACTGATGATGAACTTTTTACTATGGCAAAAGAAGTTTTTAATAGTAGTGAGTGGACACAAGTAGGATATGACCCAATAAAAAGAGGTTTCTTTTATGACAGAGAAACTGGACAAGCAATCCTAGAAGCAGATGAAGTAATTCAGGTAGGGCATTTAGTTCTTGCAAAAAATGCAAAAAAGACAGACCCAGATGCTTTTTCTTTTAACCAAGGTGGATTAATGAGTAGGACAAATAGTGAACCTAGAACCATTTGACCCTAAGAAGCATAAACCTATACCTACAGTAGGCAATCGTTATGCCACAGAATATCTTGCTTCTGAAAAATCTCCTGAAGGTAAAGCATGGAATATACCTACAATATGGTTTGATACAGAAACAAAAGAACCTGTATTTCTTGATGGAGATAAGGCTTGGAATGCATCAAAAAAATATGAAGAAGAAACAGGTAAAAAGTTTCCTAGGTTTAAAGATATACCTACTGCAGTAGAAGCAGCAGAAAAAAGAAGTAATAAGGGTGGAGCTTCAGAAAAAAAACTTACAATGAATAAGGGTGGTGCAACAATGAATAATCAAATGAACATGGCTTTTATGCAAGAGGGTGGCATGAAAGATGATGGTATGGATAAAGACCCTGTGAGTGGTAATGATATACCTGCAGGTTCACTTGCTAAAGAGGTACGTGATGACATACCTGCACAGTTAAGTGAGGGTGAATATGTTGTACCTGCTGATGTAGTTCAATATTATGGTGTAAAGTTTTTTGAAGACCTACGCAGAGAAGCCAAGATAGGTTTGGCTCAGATGGATAGGGATGGACGTATTGGTGGAGAACCTGTTGCTGTTACTGCTATAAGTATACAGGGTGTTGATGAAGAAGAGTTAAGTCCAGAAGATGAAAAAAAATTAAAGGAGATGATGAAAGCTAATGAGGGTGGTGTTGTAGGATACAGTAATGGTGGTAAGGCTGCAGATGAAGCTTTTCTTGCACAACAAGCAGCATCTAATCCTACTGCAGGTTTTCAGTATTTTGGTCAATCAATTATAGGGGGTACACCTAATTTAGAAAAAGAAGAAACATGGTTTCATCCTGATGGAAGACAACAGGTTGTTAAATATAATGCTAATGGTATCGTTACTCCACCTACAGATGCACAGTTTACACAACCACCTTGGTCTAAGAATAAACCTAGTGATGTTGAACAATCTTTAGAACAAACAAGTGCTGCAAAAGAACGTAAAGAAAGAGACCCTGTTAAGTTAGAATCATATCCAATAGGGGATAAGACTGTTAAAATGACTAAAGATAATTATGAAGCATTAAAATTATCTGCAGGTAAATTAGATATGGGTATAGAAAAATATTATAATTTACCTATAGCAACACGTATTGCATTAATTGGTCAAGAAACTAAAAAAGAAGGTGGCGACCCAAAAGAAATTGATAGGATTATAGAAGAAACTAAAGACGATAATTTTTTTACTTCTATAGCTAAAAGTGTTTATGATAATTCACCAATAGGAAGATTTTTTAATTTTCTTAAAGGAGAAAAAGAAATAGAAGAAACTAAAACTTCTAAAGAAAAACGAAAAGAAAATGAAAATATTGCAAAAGCAAGTTTAGCAAAAGTTACAACATCTAATTTAGAAGATGCACAAAAAGGTTCAGATGGAAAACCTATAAAAACAAGTAATGATAATTTTATTAAAAAGGATGATTTTTCTTTTGAAGATGCACGAAATAGGAATAAAGGAGGACTATTAACAAAACCAAAACGTAAACCAAAGAAACCCAGAGGTAAGGGTTTAGCAAGTAAATGATAATTATTGGCTACTCAACAATAGTTGACCCCAAGAAAGGAAAAGAATATGCCCGAATTAGCAGAAGTAGAAAAGCCTAAGAATGCAGGATACATGTCACGTTCAAGGTCAAGCGTTAAGGAAAAGATTAAAAAAGAAGAACAAGAACTTAAGGAACTCATTGCCCAGAGAGAAGGAGAAGGGGTTTCAGAAGGAACTGAAGAAGAGCAAGAAGTATCTTCTGGAGAAACAGCAAAGGAAACTGCAGTACCAGAAGAGGCTCTTAGTGAAGAAGAAAAATCTTTTAAGACGAGATATGGCGATGTTAGAAGACACCTTGCTGCAAAGGAAAAAGAATTTACAGCTAAGATTAGAGAACTTGAAGATAAACTCGGAGAAACTAAAAAACTTGTTCCACCAAAATCTGATGAAGATATAGCTGCATGGGCAGAAAAATATCCTGATGTTGCAGGGATAGTAGAAACTATAGCTGATAAACGAGCCAAGCAAATGTTTGATAAGGCTAACATACAGTTAGAAGAATTGAATAAAGCAAGGGTAGAGACCACAAGGAATCGTGCAGAGAATGAAATTAGGAAAGCACATAAAGATTTTGATAAATTACGTGACTCAGATGAGTTTCATAATTGGGTTGAGGAACAGCCTAAGTGGGTTCAGAATGCACTCTATGAAAACGCAGATGATGCTGCTTCAGTTATCCGTGTTATTGATTTATATAAAGTGGACAATGGACTTACAGCAAGTGATACAAAAAATAAAAGAAAAGCTGCTGCATCGTTAGTAGACAAGGGTTCTAAAACGAATGTAGATGCTTCAGAGTTAGCTGACACTATTAAAGAGTCTGATATTGCTAAAATGACTGATAAACAGTATGAGGCTAATGCAGAAAAAATACAGTCAGCAATGCGTTCTGGTAAAATGATATATGATTTATCAGGAAATAGAAGATAAAGTGTTGACAAATAACATTTTATGAATATAACTAGTGACTAAGACACAAAGCCTCTGTTAGACTACCTTTATGTCTTAGTTTTTTAAAAGTCTAAACAGTAAAAAAGACTACCTATAAAGTATAGACCCACTAATTATATGGTTAGCTGCCATGTAGTTTTATGCACTCTAAACAATATAGCCTCTTTCTACAGAGTTTAGCTTTCCATTAAGCCAAACCAATTAGGAGGATTTTATTATGGCTTTTCAAACCACATCAGGTTATGGCAATTTACCTAACGGTAATTTTTCGCCAATAATCTACTCCAAACAGGTACAGCTTGCATTCCGTAAGTCAACTGTTGTAGGAGATATAACTAACTCTGATTATTTTGGGGAGATATCTGGACAGGGTGATACTGTCAGGATTATCAAAGAACCTGAAATTTCAGTTAAAGAGTACGCTAGAGGTACTCACGTAACTGCTCAAGACCTTGATGATGAAGATTTTCAACTCGTTGTCGATAAGGCTAACTACTATGCCTTTAAGATGGACGATATTGAAGAAGCTCATTCTCATGTAAACTTTATGGACCTTGCAACAAGCAGGGCTGCATATCGTTTAGCTGACCAATATGACCAAGAAGTTCTAGGCTATTTGTCAGGTTTTAAACAGTCTGCATTAAATGCTGTTGCAGGTACTGTTAATGACCAAGTTAACGGTAGCAAGGCAGTATCAACAGCAGGTTCAGATGAACTTCTAACTTCAATGAAACTACGTAAAGATTCATTTGGAAGTATCACAACATCCTCTGCAGGAGACCATTCTATTCCTGTAGTTAATCTAACAGGTGGAGCTACTTCAGTAGGCACTGCTGCTGTTACACCTATGGTTGTTATTAATCGTATGAACAGATTGTTAAATCAACAGCAAGTAGATACACAAGACAGGTGGCTAGTAGTAGACCCTGTGTTTATGGAACTACTTGGTGATGAAAACTCCAAGCTAATGAACGCTGATTTTGGCGGAGCAGGACAACTACAAAATGGTCTTGTTCTTAATAATCTTGGGGGATTCAGACTCTATGTTTCAAGCAATTTACCATCAGTAGGAACTGGTGCAGGTACTTCAGGTACTGCTAACCAGAACTCCAACTTTGGTGTAATTGTTGCAGGACATGGCTCTGCTGTTGCAACGGCTGAACAACTCAGCAAAACTGAAACATATCGTGACCCTGACTCATTTGCAGACATTGTTCGTGGTATGCATTTATACGGTAGAAAGATACTTCGTCCTGAAGCTATCGTAACTGCCAAATATAACGCAGGTTAAGGGAGGATATAAACATGGCTACTTTTGATTTAACAGCTAAATCCACCACTGGCGTTGGTGCTAACTCTATTGCAGCTTTTCCTTCAAACGCAGGAACGCATCATGTGAGAACAATTCAAGAGTATTTGGATATTGACGCTCTTATAGCAGCAGGTAACACTATTGCTAATGGAGATGTTTTTCAAATGCTTGAGATTCCTGCAGGAACACTAGTTCTTAATGCAGGTGCTGAAGTTATGGCTGCTTTTACTGGAAGCTGTACCTTAGACATGGACTTTGGAGGTGGTGATGACATCATTGATGGTGCTGACATCACATCAACAGGTTTCTGTGCTGCAGGTTCTAATGGGCAAACCAACACAGTTGTAGGTAGTGCTGCCTCAACGTATACTCAATTTATCGGAACTGCTGATACTATTGATTGTACTATTGCAGGTGCTGCTGCAGCCACAGGACGATTGCGAGTTTATGCTACAGTCATAAATTGCAATGACCACGGTGCTGTAGACAAAGCTACAGAAGTTGATAGAGACTTATTAGCTTAAACTAAACTTTGAGAGGGCAGGGAAACTTGCCCTCTTACTTACAATAAAGGATAGCAGATGGCAACAACATATATAACTTTATGTAATGATTTACTAAGAAGATTAAATGAGGTTACATTTGTTACTTCAGGTGATGGTTTTGATACAGCTAAAAATATACAAGCAATAGCTAAAGATGCTATTAATAATTCTATAAGAGAAATATTACAAGATGGACATGAGTTTCCATTTCTTAAAACTACAACTACACAAACACTAACTGCAGGTACAGGAACATATGATTTTCCTACAGACTTAGCGAGTGTAGATTGGGATACATTTTATCTACAGGCTTTATCCTCTGCAGGTAACTCAGCTAAAGCATTATCTACAATACCTTTTGAACAGTATGTAAGATTTTATAAATCAGTAGAAGAAAATGCAGGTACAGGTGGACGCACAGTACCTGATATAATATATCAAACTGCAGAAGAAAAATTTGGTATTACTCCATTACCAGATGCAGCATACATAGTTGAATATATATACTATAAATTTCCAGATGATTTAGTTCTTTTTAGTGACCCTATGATTATACCTGATAGGTTTAAATATATTGTAATAGACGGAGCTATGGTTTATATGATGAGATTTAGGTCTAATGAACAAAGTGCTCAGATACATCAACAAAAATTTAAGGATGGTATTAAATCTATGCGTAGATTATTATTAGATGACCCACTATCTGTTAGGTCTACAGTTATCACTAAACCTAAATATGCATCACATATGTTAAGTTTGAGTGCATAAATGGCAGATGCAGTATCTACCTTTAAGGCTGTCTGCAGGGGTGGATTAAATACAGGCAGTGATGTATTATCTCTTGGAGAACAAGCTTCAGGAGCAGCAATACAGCTAGTAAACTATGAACCAAACCTTGAGGGTGGTTACAGAAGACTGTCTGGTTTTGCTAATAATATGGGTACTGTTACAGGTACAGGTTCTGTATTAGGAGTATGTGTAGCTAACGGAATACAACAGGGTATATTTGGAGCTAGAACACCATCATCAGGTGCTAACTATCTCCACCATTGGAATTTTTATTTTACAATCGCTGTAACATCTGGTCAGGGTACAAACCTTTCAGTAGGTGAAACAGTGACAGCCGTAGTAAGTTCTAGTGATAATACTGTTGTAAGTGCTACAGGTACTGTTAAAATTGCTGCATCAGCATTAGTAACAATAGATTTTGGTTTTAATCCTTCTATAGTTTTTTCTAGTGGCAATGTTATTACAGGTGCTACTTCAGGAGGAACTGCTACAGCCACAGGTGATGCTGCTAGAATAGGTTGGACAGAAGTAACATCTGATGTAATAGCTAATGACCCTGATGGTGTGTCTACTTCTGCCTCTATATCACTATCTTCAGGGGTTGCTTCAGCTACAATAGGTGGAGCATTATCTTCAGGTGGAGCAGTTAATTTTACTACAGCAGCTTCCGAACAACCAAGACAGGTTACAGTAACAGCAAGTGGTAATGAGTCAGGCAGAATATTTACTGTAACAGGAACTGACTCTTCAGGTAGTGCTCAAGTAGATGCAATAACTGGACCTAATAATTCTACTGTTTCTACCACTGATTTTTTTAATACTGTAACAAGTGTAACTGTTAGTGCTCCTTTGCAAGTTATAGTTAAGGCAGGTGGAGATGAGTCGGGTAGGACATTTACTGTAACAGGTACAAATTCTGAAGATGCTACACTTATAGAAGAACTTACTGGTCCTAATAATAGTACAACAACAAGTGTTAATTCTTTTAAAACTGTAACTTCAATAGCAGTAGATGCAGCAACCGCAGGTGCAATAGAGGTAGGTACATCTGCAGATGATAATGGAATATGTGCATCACAAACTCCTTCAGAAGAAGGTAACTTAACAATAAATGGAGCATTAGCATCTAGTGGTGCAGTTAGTTTTGGAATAGCTACAGCAGGTGCAGTAACAATAGGTTCAGGCACAGGACAGTATAGACCTAATAATCCAACAATGACAGGTGTATCTAAAATACGTTTTGAAAAAATAAATTTTGGTACACCTAAGATAGTTTTAACAGATGGTATTAATCCTGCAGCTACATATGATGGAACAAACTATATACAGATAACAAGTAGTTTTGCACCAACAGACCCTACTATGTCAGCAGAGTTTCAAAATCATTTGTTTTTAGCAGGAGACCCAACAGAAGTAAGTAACTTATATTTTAGTGCTCCTACAGTAGAAACAGACTTTGACCCTGCAAATGGTGCAGGAGTTATTAATGTAGGTTTTGAAATAGTAGCAATTAAAAAGTTTCGTAACGTACTGTATATATTTGGTACAAATAATATTAAAAGACTTGTAGGAGAAAACTCTGCTAACTTTACACTAGAAACAGTTACATCAAATTTAGGTTGTCTTGCAACAGATAGTGTGGTAGAATTAGGTGGTGATTTATTATTTCTTTCACCTGATGGTATTAGACCGATTGGTGGTACAAATAAAATTGGTGATGTTAATTTAGAAACTGTATCTAAAAATATACAACAAACCGTAAAAAATATGATTGTAGGAGAAACACTAACTAACTTATCTTCTGTTATAGTTAGGTCTAAATCACAGTTTAGATATATGTTTTCAACATCAGGGTCTTCAGGACTTATAGGAGCACTGAGAGAATATCAAGGTAACTACTCATTTGAGTTTGGTCAACTATCAGGAATAGAATGTACATGTGCAGACAGTGGATATATAGGTCAAACAGAATTTGTAATACACGGAGCAAGCACAGGTAAAGTATTTCAACAAGAATCAGGTAATGCATTTGATACGAGTAACATATTAAGTATTTATAAAACACCCTTTGTATATATGGATAATCCAGAACAAAGAAAAAACTACTACAGTACAGCTACCTATATGAGTGCAGAGGGAAATTTTTCAATAGCTTTAGGTGTATCGTATGATTATGAAAATACAGATATAAGTACTCCTGACAACTTAAGTATGGCTAATACTAGCCCCGGAGCATTCTTTGATACTGGGTCTAATATAGCTGTATTTGATACTACAGACATATATGATGGCAATCCATCACCAGTTGAATCAGTAACATTTTCAGGTTCAGGTAAAGCTATAGCATTTACTTATGTTACAGATGATACAAATGCAAGTCACAGTATTCAAGGCTACACAATAACATATGGATTAGGAGATGTAAGGTAATGGCAGGTTACGCAAGATTAAAAACAGCAGATATACAAAGTGGACAAGTTGTTAAATCTGCTCCTATAAACGCAGAACTTAATGGAATAGTTACTGCTTTTGCATTTAGTGGTGGGCATGACCATTCAGGAAGTGACGCATCAACATCAGGAGCGTTTGTTCCTCTTATTGCAGATGTAGATGGTTTAAATAAAGTTGTTACAGATACAAGTAATAATAGAGTAGGATTTTTTGTTGAAGTAAGTAGTGCAGCCGTGGAACAAATACGTATTCAAGATGGTGCTATACTACCTGTAACAGACAATGATATAGACTTGGGTGCATCAGGCACAGAGTTTAAAGATTTATTTATTGACGGTACAGCACATATAGATACATTAGATGTAGATGGCGATGCTACAGTAGCAGGTACATTAGATGTAACAGGTGCTATGGGATTAAGTGGTGCAATATCTTTTGCTGATGGTTCAGCTTCTGCACCTTCTATTACAAATACAGGTGATACAAACTGTGGACTATTCTTTAGTGCTGCAGATACACTAGCTTTTACTGCAGGTGGTACTGCACAGTTTACTATGGCAGATGGAGTTATTGCTCCTGTAACTGACAGTGATGTAGACTTAGGTACGTCCTCTTTAGAGTTTAAAGATGGATACTTTGATGGCACTGTACATACAGATGCTATTAATCTTAATGGCACAACTATAACCTCAACAGCAGCAGAAATAAATATCTTAGATGGTGTAACAGCGACTGCTACAGAATTAAATATTATGGATGGCGATACATCTGCTGTTTCTACTACAGTTGCAGACGCAGACAGAGTTGTGTTTAACGATGGTGGCACAATGAAACAAGTAGCTGTTACTGATTTAGCTGCATACTTTGATGATGAAATAACAGCAATGCCTAATCTTACATCTGTAGGCACACTAACTACACTTACAGTAGATAATGTAATAGTAAATGGTACAACGATAGGTCACACAGATGACACAGACCTTATTACTTTAGCTGATGGAGTTGCTACTGTAGCAGGAGAGCTTTCTGTAACTACATTAGATATAGGTGGAACAAATGTTACCTCTACTGCAGCAGAGTTAAACATACTTGACGGTGTAACTGCAACAGCTACTGAACTAAATATTATGGATGGTGTTACAGCTAGTACAGCAGAGCTTAATACATTAGATGGAGTAACAGCCGTTGTAGGCGAACTCAATGCCTTAGATTTAGGTAGCACTGCAGTTGGTACAGCAATAGCTTCTAAAGCTGTAGTATTAGATAGTGACAAAGATTACACAGGCATACGAAACTTTACAATTACAGGTAACTTAACTGTAGGTGGAACACAGACAGTTGTAGATACTGTAACTATGAACGCACAAAACGCTGTGGTGTTTGAGGGTGCTACTGCAGATGCCCATGAAACTACACTAACAATTACAGACCCAACTGCAGATAGAACAATTAAACTGCCTAATCAAAGTGGTACTCTACCTGTATTAGCTGCAGACAGTGACACAGCAATAACCTCTACACCTGCTGAATTAAACTTGTTGGACGGTGTGACAGCAACAACAGCAGAACTCAATATCTTAGATGGTGTAACTTCTACAGCAGCAGAATTAAATATTCTTGACGGTGTAACATCTACTGCAACAGAGTTAAATATTTTAGATGGAGACACAAGTGCTTCAAGCGTAACTTTAGTTGATGCAGATAGAGTAGTTGTTAATGATAATGGAACAATGAAGCAAGTTGCTCTTAGCGACTTTGAAACATATATGGAATCTTCTATTGATACTTTTAATCAAGATATTCAATTATTAGATACAGGAACTGCTGCAAGTGATTTTAGAAAATTAACTTTTAAAAGAACTCCTACAGATTCAGCTATGTCTAATAGTGATAATTTAGGTGAAATAGCTTTTGAGGGTTTATCAGGTGCAACTGCTTATATAAGAGGAAATGCCGTAGATGTTTCTAGTGGTTCAGAAATAGGCGGTTTACTGTTTACAGTAGAAAAAGATGGTAGCATGTTACAAGCATCTAATTTTTTTACTGGAACTTCAAATGCATTTAACATTCTGAAAAAAGATGTAGATTTTATTGTTTCAACAGATAATGTTACTAATATGCTTCATGTTGATGGAGCCAATGATGGTGTTGGTATTGGTACTACAGGAACAAGTAGTGCAGCATTAACTGTTGCAGGAACAATAGATTTTGATGGATTAAAAGGAACTGGTAGTGTAACTGTAACAAATATTTTAGATGAAGATGATTTTAGTAGTAATAGTGCAACAGCTTTAGCTACCCAACAATCTATTAAAGCGTTAGTAGATTCTTCAGCTAATGTATCAGGACTAACAGCTACAGGTGCAGAAATAAATGTAGTAGCTGATGGAGATACAAGCGTAGGTACAACAGCAGTAGCAGGTGGAGATGGTATACCCACTAATGACAGTGGCACGATGCGTCTTACAAGTGTTGATACCTTTGATACATATCTTGCAGGTACAACTAAGACACTAACAAATAAAACACTTACTGCTCCTAAGTTTGCAGATGGTGGATTTATAGCTGATGCTAACGGTAATGAGTTAATAATGTTGCAAACTGCATCTTCTGCAGTAAATCAATTAGAAATAACTAACTCTGCTACAGGTGGTGCAATAGTTGTAGGAGCATCTGGTGATGACAGCAACATAGACATTGACATATCACCTAAAGGTACAGGTGAAGTTAATATAGCTGCAGGTAATTTAAACTATGGTGGAACAGCAGTTACATCTACAGGTGCTGAATTAAACATATTAGATGGAGTTACAAGCACAGCAACTGAATTAAACTTGACAGATGGTTCATCTGGTGGTACAATAGTAAACAGTAAGGCTGTTATATATGGGTCAAGTGGTGAGGTAAATGCTACTACACTTCAGATAGCAGGTACATCTATTACTGCTACTGCAGCAGAATTAAATTATGTAGATGGTGTTACATCTGCAATACAAACACAGCTAGATGCAAAGGCAACTAAAGGGTTTGCTACAGCTATGGCGATTGCCTTATAGATTGGAGAAACATAAATGGCACAAGACTTTGAAAGAAACACAGCAAACGCAGTTGGCACAGGTGCAACAACCTTACGAACAGCAAACAGTGATGATGCGATTGTAGGTATTACTGTTGCTAATGTACACACTGCACAAATTACAGTTGAAGTATATATCAATGATGGCTCAAACGACATCCACATTGTTAAAGATGCACCCATACCAGTCGGTAGTTCTTTGCAAGTTTTAGATGGTGGAGCAAAGATTGTCATGGTGAGTGGTGACGCTCTTAAAGTTAAAAGTAATACTGCAAGTTCTGCTGATGTTTGGGTATCTGCTGTTGATGCAATTAGTACATAAGGAGTAACGTAATGCCCTACTTAGGAAATATGAACACAACCTTTACGACTTTGACTGCATCTGATGCAAATATTAC